GAACCATAAATACAATATTAAAATTAGTTAAAATATAATAAAGATAATTAACGTGATTTTTTAAATTACCAAGACCTGCATAAGTATGAACTAAAATACCTTGGCCTTTTTCTTCATCTAATTCCATAACTGCCATAGCAAAATAATCTGCATTGGGACTATCGCTCATATTAGGATCAATCCCTAAAATATATTTTTTCTTAGGATCGCCCTTCATTAAGGTATGAGGTGCTTCTCCAGTTTTTAATGTACATTCTTCCATCTTTTTTGCATTAAAATAACTATCACTACCATCTGTAAACTGCGCGCAATATTCTCGAAGAAATCCACTATGACTTGATCCACCAGCTTGAGCTTCTTCAATAATTGTTTTGTCAATCATTTCTTCTGGAAGAGCTTCGTAACTTAATTGACTTACAAAGTATGTGGCTTCACCTCTTTCTGGACTATTAATTTTCTCGCACCATTCATTATAAGTTTTATAAAGATTTTCAAATGTATAACTTGCAGATGAAAGAGCAATCATCTTACTTGTATTTTCGAATACCATTCTATCTTTTTCTTGCATGAGTCCTTCTGATATTAACTTGTCTTCAAACTCACGAATTTCCATTCGCTCTTTCATGTTTTGTGGAGCTACTAAGAATGGCATCAAAACGTTTTTAATAATTTCTTCTGGAAGCAAAAGAAACTCGTCAAGAACAAGAATATTAGCGCGGAAACCTCGGATCTTTTCTCCGTTAAGAGGAATAGCTACAATACTTCCACCATTTATCTGCCATTCAAACTGGTCATTTCTTTTAGCTTTGGCTCCAAAGCATTGGGCTAACAATTCTGCACCTTTACTATCTACAATTTTTTCTAGATTATTAAAAATAAATCGTGCAGTTCTGAATGTCGGACCAGCAATAAGAATTTTAGTATTAGGTTCAAATACGCATTGAAGAAAACAAAATACTGCTGCCATGAATGATTTACCGCATCCACGACCGAATACGCACATATTAAAATTTCTATTCATCATGGCTTTAAGATGTAATTCTTGATATGGAGCTAGCTTAACTCCACTAATAAGTTCTGTTGTAAACCCAAGATTAGCTCTAAGAAATTTAGCTAAAGTAATTTTAGCTTCTTTATCATTAAGAAACCCCTTAAGCTGAGATAACTGAGCATTAACATCCTTGACTTCTCTTAAATATTTGTCTGGACAATATATCATAAAATTTTCATGTCATAGGCTAATTGAAGATCTATCTTCTTATAAAAACAATTACTTGCAAAAATAGATTCAATTATTCTAGTCATCTCTCCTCGACCATCAACAAATAAAAATTGTAAATTATCATAGCTTTGAAGAAGTTCTCGCACGTTATGGAATATATATTCTGGTGTTGCTTTTATTTTTTTACTAATATGAGGAAGATATTGGAAACTTAAAGCGCTTGTCAATTTTTCTTCTACCGTAACTATGATATAAGAGTTATTCTTTTTAGCCTTCTCTATTTCATTTTTAAATCTGTCAAAGTTCTTGACGCTAAGAGTACTAATAAAATCGCTAAGACTTTTTCTTTCTATAAAACATCCACAATTGTCATTTGAGCAAGCATAATCTCCAAATCCAAGAGTCTTAATTTCAAAAGGCGTATTGAATTTAAGCCAGCTTTGCTCGCGAGTATCAACATAGATTGTATCTTTGTTTGTTAATTTATTTTTGAAATGATCTCCTACAAGATTAGGATGAATGAATTTATTCTCTAGACCAATAGATGAACAAATGTCATAATAATCTTTAAATATAGTATTATAAGATATAATAGATGGCGCCATGATTGTTCTAAGCTCAACTTGAGTTGGTGAATAGGTAAGATTTTTAACTTCTTTTCTTTTGATTAATAATTCTTTGCAATACTTTTGAGCTTTCTCTGAAGTTTGAGATTTTAGCCACTTCTTCATATTATTCTTATCATTAAAATCACTATTTAAGTATTGCTCCTTAGTTTTAAAATTAATTAATTCATTAGTCAATAAGTCTCTGCGCTCAAAATACTTTTGATAATATTTAACTTTATTAAGACCGTATCCTTTTAAAGCCATATGAAGAGCTTTATCGTCTCTAAATTCTTTACCATCAACTTTACATATAACTGACATAAATTATCCGTTCAATATTTCGTCTCTAGAAATTCCCAAAATTTTACATTTAACTTCGTCCATTGTAGATAGTCTGTCGATTTCTTTTTCTACAACTTGTTTTCTCATTTCTGCCATTTTTAATAGTTTTGCTCTACTCTCTTCTTCTTTCCACATTTGTACAAGATTAATAACTGAGGCTGTTTCTTTAACTTGTTTGCTAAGTCTTTCACTGCGCTTTACTTTAAGATCGTTATTTAATTTTTGTTGGCGATTAACGCAGTCATTATATTCTTTGCGAGCAGTATTACTCGCTTCTACAAGAGCCATTGGAATTTTACCATCTTCTTGAATAGCTAAATCAATTTGGTCTTGTAATACAGTAATTGTTTGTTGAATATTAGAAGATATTAATACTTCTGTGCAAAGTACAATGTATTGATCAACTTCTTCTTGAGTTAAATCTCCTTTATTGTATGTATATCTTATAAAACTACTTTCAAATAATTCGCGATCTGGTTCATTATCATAAAGATTAATTTGATGAATGAAACGATGAGTATTCATATAACCAATAAGCGCATTAGTTTCTCTTTTTTGAGCATGAGTTATTTTTGTTTTATCAATTCCATCCATAACATATTTATTAATTTTTGCTATAGTTCTTTCTTCACTGCGAGGTGGTTTATAGACCCCATTTACAACTTCTTCATTTTCATTATTATTAAATTTTATGTTACTTGGTATAATCTTCATGTATTCAAGAATGCTTCTTGTTTCTTGACATAGATTTGTTAATGTTTCATTTTTAAATAAAATCTTTGCCATTTCTAGTCCAGTCATTGTATGGCAATTGTTACTAATATATTCTTTTTGATCGTTATCTAATTCTTTAAGTCCTTTCGCTTGATATTCATGGCTTTTTCTTGGCTTAATAGATCTTGATGCTAAAAATTCTTTAACAGCTTTGCCCTCTTTGCTTCTGCCGTCAAGATCGTCTCTATCAAAAGCCAACTTAACTAACTCTACTAATGATGGTGGATTGTCTGGACGATTATTCCATTCATTTAATAGTTTTAATTGTTGCTCTTCTGTTAGCTCTGGTAAATTTTCGCTCATATTAGTGAATATCTATATCTCCGTTATAAAGATGCTTTTTAACTTTTACTATAATAACTTTTTTAATATTTTTAATTTGCTTATATCCTGCAATTCTATTCTTTTCGCTTGTTCTATATCCCATTAATTTTGCTGTTTGCTCTTCGTCTTTGCCTTCGATATATAAATGCTGATATACTTTCCATTCGATTGGTTTTAAAACTTTTTGCATTTTATTATGAATATTTTCTGCTGTTCTTTCCATATTAAAATTATCTGTTGGCTTGTCATTAATTTCTTGATGATGATTTTCTATACTAAGAGTTAATTTTGTGTCATGCGCATTCTTTTTGCTCTTTTCCCAATTAGCGTATAGCGGGCAATTTGAACATTGGCTAGAATAAATTGCGCAACCATCTTCACCTTCGGCAGCTGCACATTTAAGGCAAGGGCGCGTAAAATTACTATAATTATTTCTAATTAAATTTTTAATTTGATTGCTAATAATTCTATTGACCCAAGGCGCAAGAGGTTTTGCGGAATCGTATAGATGCCATTTTTTATAAATATGTATTCGCAAGATCTGCGATACATCGCTAAAATCCATCCAATTAATTGCTGTTAAATTCCACTTATTTTTTCTTTTGATAATTTCAGAATTTATTGAATCAATTAGACTTTCAAAGGTAGGCTTTTTAGCCATCTTTGCGTCCTCGTGAGGACCGCACAGATCCAGCTTCTTTTTTGAAATCTTCTAAAAATTTCTTACGATCTGCTTTTGTAGTTGGTTTTCCTTGTATTTTTTCTCTTTTTGCTCCGCCTCTTGAGCTTCCAACGATATCTCCAATTTTAGTTTTAGCCGATGGATATCCTTGATCAATTTCAACGTCTAATCTACGAATTGGTGGGACGCTATTGACATCATTAATATCATCTTCAGGATCATCAAAGTCAGGATCTGTATCTTCATCTTGTGTATTTGTTGCTTTTTGTAATCTTGGAGAAATCTTCTTAGGCGCAGTTGGCTTATCTGCTGTTGGTTTTTGAAGCAAAACTTTATTAACAACTAGTTTATCAAAAGATGTTCCGCATGCACTGCAAAATTTTGGTTTGGAAGCTGAATAGCTAGTTGGACTACCACATTCTGTACAATATAATTTTAACATAATACTAATTATACTTAAAATTAATTAAAATTTCAATATTTAATTAGTGTAGTTCTTCGAATTTTTCAATAATATAAGCTAAAATATCGTTTCGCATAATATCTTCTCTGCCAAATTTAAAAGTATGAATACCTTTATCAGCACTCTTTTTGTCATCGAAAAGATTATATATTCTTTCAAATCCACTATTTTTGATATCTGCTTGTCTAATATCTCCTATTAATATTAATTTACTAAATCTACCCATTCTAGTAGTAATTAATAATAAATCATGTATGCTTAAATTTTGAGCTTCGTCGCAGATAATGTAACTGGCATTAATACTTAAGCCTCTTAAAAAGCCGACTGGCAATCCTTTTACTCGTTCTTGTTTTAACAGCATTTCTACTTGATTTTTTGGTAATAATTCGTATAGCTTATCCATTAATGGTTGTAAATAGGGGTCTAGTTTACTATGAAGATCGCCTTTAAGAAAGCCTAGATTATGAGAGGAACTCTCTACAGGATTACGAACATAAAATATTTCGCCTATTTTTTTGCTATTAATTGCGTTTAAGGCTGCATATACGCTAAGAAGACTCTTGGCTGTTCCTGCTGGACCTTTACAGAATACCATTTTAGTATTTTTATCTTGAAGTAATTGAATAAATTTCTTTTGATTATCTGTCCATTGTAGTTCGCGAATAGTTAAGAAACCTTCAATTTTATCTCTTTGAGGAACAGGAACTGACTTGTCTTCTTTTTGTTTGTTCTTTTTAGACATGCGACTTACATCTAAGTTTACACCATATTTTAAATTAAGTGTAAATAAAATAACTGTGGCATATCTCAACGCAAACATACCTCCAATTGAATGTTACGTCCGTGGTAACTACTTGAGGAATCAAGAGGATAGTTTTGATGAGAAATATAAATGTTTAATTTTTGGGGTTACGAGTTTACCTAGTCAAGTTCCACTTTTTAATTTTCTTATGGAAGATGGTGGAATTTGGTGGCATGCACCTATTAGTGCTTTCTGTTCAAAAGAAAATGCGCCAGATATGGAGTTAACTGAACTAGAGCTTTGGGATAGTTTTAGTTATCATATTTCTGTAACAACTTTTTATCTATTAGAAAATAAAGTAATTAAATATACTGGAAGAACTGGACAAGAATATATGGGTAAATATCTTTTTACTCTTGACTGGGCACATAGTGATTATAATGAATTGAATTTTGGATTTAGTCAAAAACCAGATCAACATAAAGCTGGTCATGTTATAAAACTCGACAATGGCAATTTCGCAATACAACCTAATAATAGAATCAAAGTATTCGATCCAAGCTTCGCAACAAAACAAAATGAATTATTGTTGCAAAGAAAAATAAACTCTCATATTTATACTTCTGAAAATAGCCCCAAATGGGTTA